ACTGATGACCGTTTTGGTTGGCAGTACACGAAACAAGCTAACCAGCAGGCTACGGATGTTGCTTTGACTTTGGCTAGAGCGTTTGGGAAGGTTGCGTAATGAGCGACGTTGGTTTTGGTGGGGTTGATTTTAGTTTTGCTTTTAATGAGAATTTTCAACAAGATTTAGCAGCGTACTTCCAGACCCCTGAGGGTCAAGCGAATCTTGCTGCATCTGGTCTTGAAGTTCCGGTTATCCCGACTGGGCCTGATTACACGCAGATAGTTAACGATGCGTACGCCCCTAAGTATGGTTACTACACGCCAGATGTGGGCGGTACTGCTGGTACTGGTGGTGCTGATGGTAAAGAAACAGAAGCGGAACGTATTGCCCGTTTAGATCGAGAAGCAGAGGATGCTCGACGTGCAAATGAACTTAATTTTGCTCAACAACAAGCAGCACTTGAAACAACACAGCGTCGTCAAAATGCCCGCTCAACAATGACATCGGTTCTCGCAACCTACGGTCTAGGAGACTTGTCTGACTACGTGTATAACGAAATTATCGCTAAAGAAACAGTGAACATCAACAACCCTGACGCAATCATTTTTGCTATCCGTGAACAGCCTGCATATCAAAAGCGTTTTGCTGGTAATGCGGCCAGGTTGAAGAAGGGTTTGTCTGAACTTGACCCTGCCTCGTATATCGGGTTAGAAAATCAGTTCCGTCAAACGCTCCAGTCCAATGGTTTGCCAGCAAACTTCTATGACCAATCAGATGACTTCCAAGCGTTGATTGAGGGTGATGTATCCCCTGCGGAACTTAATGAGCGTGTCCAGCAGGGCTATCGTGCTGTAGCTGACGCTGATCCGGCAGTCAAGGAACAGATGAAGAACTTGTACGGCGTTGGCGAAGGCGAACTAGCCGCATACTTCCTCGACCCTAAGCGCACAGCTCCACTACTTACCCGTCAGGCGCAAGCAGCCAGCATCGCTGCACGTGGACTAGAGCAGGGTGGCATCCAGTTGTCTGGTGCGTTTGCTGAGGACTTGGCTCGACGAGGAATTACTGAACAGCAGGCTCGCGCAGGCTTCGGTGAAGTCGGTGCTTTAGGCGAACTACGACAGACTTTCGCGGGTGAGACTGCACTATCCGGTGAACAACTGGCAGGTGCGGCATTTGGGATTGATGTCGCCTCGCAACAAGAGTTAGAGCGTCGTAAGCGTCTTCGTACTGGTGAGTTCGCTGGTGGCGGATCATTTGCTCGGACAACTGGTGAAACATCAGGCTCTATTTCTACTTCGGTGGGTAAAGCGCAATAGCATACTTGACACTGTCAAGCAAGGTGTGTGTATACTAGGAATGTTCGGTTACGGACACCATTGGAAACCCCCCGATTTCAATGTGCAAAAGGGGTGAGACTTGCAGCCATTCGGGAACCTCCATCCGAGTGTGGGCAGAAGGAGTGGGTCATGTCAGATGCAAACTACGAGTTTGAGGATGATGCAGTACAAGACCAGCAGCAATCGAAGGACCCTGTGCGAGCGCACTTGCGGAAACTTGAAGCCGAGAATAAGGCTTTACGTGAGCAGGCAGCGGAAGCGGAGTCAGCCCGTCGAGAACTTAACTTCGTGAAAGCGGGCATGGACCCGAACGATCCGAAGTACAAGTATTTCGTTAAAGGCTACGACGGTGAATTAACACCGGAGGCGATTCGACAAGCGGCAGAAGAAGCAAGTCTCATACCTAGTCAGAAGAAGGAAGTGGCTGCTGAACAGCAGTCATGGAATCGGGTGGCACAGGCAGCGCGAGCTGGCGAGACTAGCGAACCTCCTGTCGATTACGCTCAGCGTATTGCACAAGCAAAATCCACGGACGAAGTGATGCAACTTTTGGCCCAGGCGAGAGCCGAAGCAGAAAAATACTAATCACTCCCCATAGGATTCACGTTCTTTGGGGCTACCCCTAAAGGAAAGTCATGTCATATACCCAGCAAAGTTCGGTTGACACCGACCAGGCAGCGTATGACCGTTTGGCGTATTTCGCCCTACGTTCAGAAATGCTGTTTGATCAGGCAGCCGATGTTCAACCAACCAACCAGTCAATGCCAGGTTCTTCGGTAATCTTCACGATTTTCGCAGACCTTGCAGAAGCAACCAGCACACTTGCTGAAACCACCGACGTTACACCTGTAGCGATGAGTGACACGCAAGTGACTGTAACCCTTGCCGAATACGGCAACACAATCAACACCACCGCAAAACTCCGTGGAACTTCGTTCTTGGACGTTGATGCAGCAGCAGCGAACCTTATCGGTTACAACGCTGGTGACTCAATCGACAAGGTTGTTCGCGACGTTCTTGCTGGCGGTGACAACGTAGCCTACGGCGGCGGCGGATCATCTGATCCTTCAAGCCGTGTAACGGTTGCAGCAGAAGACATCATCGAAGCCAACGACATCCGTAAGCAGACTGCTGCTTTGCGTGGTGCAAACGTTGCAACCTTCAATGGTTACTACATGGGTTACATCCATCCTGACGTGTCGTACGACCTTCGTCGTGAAACCGGCAACGCATCATGGAACGCACCTCACGTAAACGTGGACACCATGAACATCTACAACGGCGAAATCGGAACCTTTGAATCAGTACGATTCATTGAAACCCCTCGCGCAAAGGTGTTCACCAACGCATCAAACGGAACCAGCACAACTGGAACGATTGACGTGTATTGCACACACATCATGGGTCGTCAGGCTTTGGCTAAGGCTTACAGCCAGGTTGACGGAAATGGCATTGTGCCTAAGGTCGTTCGCGGCCCAGTGGTTGACTCGCTTATGCGTTTCAATCCAATCGGTTGGTATTGGCTCGGTGGCTACGGTCGCTTCCGCGAAGCTTCGTTGCGTCGCATTGAGTCGTCATCCAGCATTGGTGCAAACGCAGCCTAATTAGTTAGGTTCGTTTAATCCTCCACAAGATGTGGGGTAGCCGAGTCCCCTCGCTCGGTTGCCCCACTTTTTGTATTTGGTATAGTCTTTCCAGCGAAAGGTTTGTATGTCGATTTCTAATTATGCGGAACTGAAAATCCTTGAACACACCACAGGCAAGACTGCGTGGACTATTCCTTCAAACGTGTATGTGAAGTTGCATACGGGTGATGCTGGTGAGGATGGGACTTCTAGTGCTGCTACTGAAACAACTCGTAAGGTTGCGGCTTGGGCTACTGCTGCTTCTGGTTCTATTGCTACTTCGGCAACTTTAGAGTGGACGAACGTTGCTGCTACTGAAACTTATACGCATTGGTCATTGTGGGATGCGTTGACTGCGGGTAACTGTTTGTGGACTGGCGCGTTGTCGTCATCTGCTGCGGTTACGGCGGGCGATACTTTTCAGATCACTACTCTCACGCTGTCGCTCGACTAGCCGTTAGGGGATAACCCCTCATGGCGCAAACAGCAGTCACAGGTTTTAGCGAACCGTTTGTTGACACCCACCCGTTTTATCGGGCAACCTATTTCCGTGTTGTTGGTCGTACTGCGACTGGTTCAGGTGATGGTTCTGCTTCTGTTGCTTCGGGTTCTGCTCAGGTTCGTTTAGGTCAGTTAACTGACTTCAGTTTCCCTTACCGTTTCGGTGGGCGTTTCTATTTGGGTGTTCGTGCGGTTATCACCGTTACTGCTACCGCATCAGGTTTAGGTACTGCTTCTTCTTCGGCGCAGGTGTTGCGTCAACGGCAGGGTACGGGTAGTGGTGTTGGTTCGGAGTCTGCGACACGGGTTGTTGTTCTTCTTCGTAGCGCAACTGGTTCGGGTGTCGGGACGATGGATTCAACGGGGTTGCATATTGCGCCTCGTACAGCGTCAGGTAGCGGTGTTGGCTCTCAGAGTGCTGTTGGGTCTATTACGCCTGTTAGAACGGCTGTGGGTAGCGGATCAGGGGCTTCTAGCGTCACGTTCATTCGTGTGCCTTTGCGTACTGCTACGGGTTCGGGTGTTGGTGCAGGGTCAGGTGTTGATCTTGTTGTCAACATTCGTACCGCCACAGGTTCAGGTGAAGGCACATCAGTCACGCTTGGTGGCATCCTGTACTTCCGTAGTGCTACCGGATCGGGTGTTGGGGCTTCGTCTGCCGATTGGGTTAAGTCCCGTATCTTCCGTGTGCCATACACCTACAACTATCCAGGTGGATACTTCGGTGGTGGGGATTCAGCGAACCGTTTAGGCCGTTACGACCGTTCGGGTGTTCGCGCACGAAACCTTTACAAACTCAAAACAGGTGAGTACACCATCGTTGACCAGCGTGATCTAGGTCAGGTGGAGAAACTGTGGCATGGTGGTCGCCTGCATTTCTTGGATGATGCTGAGGTCGCAGAACTGACCGCAGCAGGCTTTGGAGATAGCATCACCTGATGGCAATTTTTAGACCACCCACCGATAACTTTGTGCGGCCTACACTCGCAGAGAACTTCACTAAAGGTTTAGTGCTGTCTAAAGAGCAACGCCTCGCTAACCGTTTAGCAGCTCATGTTCGACCAACCGCTAGAGGCAGGAACGTGTTTCTGTTAACGAACGGTAACTACACAGAGAACGAACCATCAGATATGGATACTGTTGCGAAGGTATATTACGGTGGGCATGACATTGAGGTTGACGCTACTGAGGTAGCATCGCTTACCGCAGCAGGATACGGGGAGTACATAAGTGGTTAAACATCAAGAAACGCATCCAGGTTTGGATGTTGAGGGATGCTTCGGTTGCAAGATTTCTCACATCGGTATTGGTGCTGATGCTATGCCGTCACGGGGCGGTAAGGCTAGGGTCGCGACGATCAATCAAAAGGATCGTGTGCTAGACAAAGACCTAGACGCATACAAGCGTATGAGGCAGAACGGTGTTCAACCTAAGAACATTGATGGCTCAGCACAGGTTGAGAAACGAGCAGAAGAAAAATGGCAAGTCGAAACGGGGATAGTTCCAAATACCTAAACCTTGTTGGGGTGAACCTACCTCATGTGGGGTACGGGAAAATGGTTGCAGGTTTACGGGATGCTTTGTCAAGCAAAGTGAACCTTGTTGATGATGCTGAACGGGTGGTGTTTGCTCTTAGACCTAACCTGATTAAAGGCTGGGTTGAGGGTCAGAACCCTGCGTTGTTGACGATGTGGGAAACGAACTGGTTGCCACCAGAGTTCTCCGAATATCTGCAACTGTTTGACACGGTGATTGTGCCTTCGCTGCATAACTGGGAGTTGTTCTCACAGTTCCATGACAACGTGCGTGTTATCCCTTTAGGGGTTGATCGTGATGTTTGGCATCCGAAGGAACGGCCACAGAACGACAAGTTCAAGATTTTGTGTGGCGGGTCAGAGTGGTATCGCAAAGGCTTAGATGTGGTACTCAAAGTGTT